GGTACTGCTGGCGCAGACCACCCATTGTGATGGCCTTGGGATCAGTGGAGTATTCGGGGAGCCCCAGCGTGTAGCCGGTCTCGATGGCGCGTGCCAGTTGGTAGTACGCGCGTGCGAGCCGTGCTGACTTACGCTGAATGGCTCGGATCATCTGTAGGGAGCGGGTCAGCCATGCGTCTCCCGAGGCGACTGGGGCGGTGGATGAAACCCCGCCCCAGTCCCTCAGTGCGAGATACGCACCGGCAATGCCCAGCCGCGCTTGTGCGGCGCGGTGGGCCTCCTCAATTGCTAGTACCTCAGGCTTGGTTGCCAGTTGAACCACCGCCCGTCACGGGGCGGCGCTCTCTGCTGGCACCAGCGGCCGGGGTGTTCTGATTGAATATGGCGTCGGTCAGCTCCTCCTCGTGGAGGGCTTCCATGTCCTGCAAGTCGCCAGAGGTGATTCCTGGCATCATCGACCACAGAGCGCGCTTGGGCATTCCAAGCATGTCCGCGGCCTTGCCCAGACCGTCCATCGTGGCACCGAAAGCCTTGCTCGACATGTCGCGCCAGCGGACTTCGCCGCCGTAGGCATTGGCACCCTCAGCGTCCTCCAGAGCCTCAGCGATCAGCCGGAACAGCTCCTCATGGGATTCACCCCACGACGTGTGGAGGCTGTTCATGTGACGCATGAACTGTGCCTCAAGCGCGTTGAGCGCTTCGGCGGAAAGGTTCGATACGTTACCGATCAGGGCATGAAGGGGGAACTGGGCGATTGCCGCGAGGTTCTTTGTGGCCTGATCCTCGTTACGGAGATACCCGTCAAGCGGGGTCTCATCGAGCTGGCCGAACTTGGTTGCCGGATCTTCGGAGATCAGCATCTTGGCCTGTGACACTTGGATCGGTTCGGGCACCGGGTTACCGGCCGCATCAAGCAGTGGTTCGCCAGTGGCGGGATCGACCTTATACATGACCTGTAGGCCGGCGGCCGTCCGGACTTTGAACGCGCCAAAATCGGCCGTTACATTTGTACTGAACGACGCTTGGTTCACGCGGTTCTGGAGCGTGATCATGGTGTCATTGATTACGCCGAGTGCGCGGCCCTCATCGTCGGGCGCGCCGCATGTGTAGCGGACCACCGGGCAACCGGCAATGCCGTGAGCCTGCGGCTCACCGAATGCGGAGAACTTGCCCTCTTTGTCAATCGTCAACTCGTAACGGTTCACGTCGTCCCAGACAATTGCTAGCCCCGGTGTATCTTCGTCGCGGGCGTAGGACTTGATTGTCAGAACGAGCTTGGGCCGAATGTCATTGACCGGATCGTCAAAGTAGGCAATGGTGTGGCGAGTGCCAAGCACCTCTACCCTGACATCACCTGAGGGGTGAAGGTTGTTCACGTGGGCAAAGGCGTGGCCGTACATCAGCGCGGAGCGGTAGATGGTGGCCTGTCGGGCATCCATGCGGTTGCGTTGCCAACAGGCGTACTCGGTAGAGAAACGCTTGGGGTCTTTGCCTGCCGCGATCTCAGCGCCAGTGGCCTGCTCGGGCTCGGGACCGAGGCCGTACGTGCCACGGCGGTAACCGTCAACGTAGGAAACCTGGACCGGCAGGTTCACAAGCAAGGGCATCCAGTTAGTAATGGAGCGCTCTTGCAGATCGAGAATCTGCTCGGAGGTCTGCTGGGGGGCGTATGGAAGGAGCTGATCCCCCATGTAGTAGTTGTAGGCGTGATCGAAATAGTTTGAACGGTCAGCCTTGAGCGTTGCGTACATTTCTTCGATCAGCTTGAGGCTCAGCTTCCCCGGCTCCCCCGTCGATCTAATGACCGGGTTTTCCGTGGAGAGCTGGCCTTGGACAAATTCGTCCATGGTAGCCAAGTGAAGCTCCTAGGGTATGTTTCGTTTCGAAACTAAAATTGAATGAGGCGGCGGTTGTAGACCGGCTTCGCCTTCTTGCCAGACTCGGCAAGGTCGTTCATTGCGATGAACGCGAGCAAGGTAGCGGCATACATGTCAACCTTTCGGTTGGACTCGGCATGTTCCTTGCCAAAGACAAGGCCATACTGGTTCCGCCGTCGCTTGGCGTTGAGTACGTGCACACGTAACGCTTTGTCACCGTTGTGCCAGATACGCTTGTTCTGGATCATGGCCATGAGTGCCTCGTTACCGCGAGCAAGCCGCTCGTGGTTTCCACGCATATCGAAACCGATGGTGGACTTTGGCGAGGCCTTGACGAGAAGTTTCTCTCGGTAAGCGTCTCCCCAGCCGTTAATGTACGACTCCCACGGATAGACATCGGCGTAGAACGCGGGCACATCGTAGGTGGCAAAGGCTTGGTGCACTTCGGTCTCAACCTCAGCGGGGTTGATGTTCCATTCCTTCACGTTGTCCGGACGGTGCCAGGACGCGAGGGGAACGATCAGCTTGTCAGTCAGCCGGATTGCCACCAGTGCGGTGGAGTCGTCACTCTGGCCGCCATCGAACCCAAGGACAATGCGGTCACCGGGCTTGAGGTCAGCCTTGGTCCCGGTCATGCCGGGACGCAAACAGCCGTCCCACTCCCCCGCCGTGTAGAGCGAGTCAGCGGTGGAGACGATCTGATTGAGCCACATTCGCCTGTGCGTAGCGGCCGGGATGGAGGTATCCATCATCGACTGAACGATGATCTCAACGTCTAGCCAGTAGGCGTCTCCACGTATCGTTTCGACTATAAACGGGAGCCACTCATCGTCAAGCACTGCCTCGGGGTGAGCTTCGATGGAATCGTAAATCCAGCCTGACGGCTTGGCCAGTCCGGCCCACACCTTTTCCTGATCCTCGCGGATCAACTGGGCTACAGATTCTTCACCGGGCTCATATGCGTTTGTGATACATAGAAACCGGCCCTTCACCTTCGTGACGTTGTTCTTGACCGTTCGGTAGAACTTGTCAGCGCCCTTGCCGGGAACCCAGTGATGCGTCTCGTTCATGAGTGCAAATGAAACACGCTGGCCCTCTGCGGCACGATAGGACGCCGCTACAGCCTTGAGCTTCTGCTTGCCGCCGTTTGCATAGATCACTTCCTTCTGAACGTCAATCCTGAACTCCTCGCGTGTGCGATCAGGAATCAGGGACGGAAAGAGGAGTGTCGTGTTCTCGGTCTGATCGAGCGAGACGGCGGTAACAATGACGTAGGCCGAGGCGTGAGCCTTGCCGCGAGGTTCGCAACCGGGCTCCCACTTGTTTAGTTTCTGACCGTCACGTGACCAATAGGAAAACCGGGAAGGGCCGATTAGTTCAACTATACACATTACGGCTGATATTGGATCTTTGCCCCACCCCTTCAACCTCTGTAACACGCCCTGTCGATACACGAACTGGCCGCGCTTGTCCATTGCGTAGAACCACAAGATGAAACGGGCCTGCTCGGCAGTGAACTGCCACGGGTTGCCCTCAGGGTCAGTGAGCTTTGTACTCACCCAGCCAAGGATTTCCCATCCGAGTGTGATCTCTGGGAGTAGCCAGCTACCATCATCGTTTCGTTGCCACACAGGCCCGATCAGGGTTGGGGGGAAAAGCATTGCCGCGTTCTCAGCGGACGGCTCGTACTGCGTCAGATCAATTGGCATCTCTCGTCCCGCCAAAGTAGGGACGGCCATGACCCTCAGCGATCAACTCGGCGGCAACGTCAATACCTGCCGGTGTTCGAATGGTCGCCAACCACCGCCCGTACTTGTCCGAGTCGTTGGGCTTGTAGGTCAGGGCGGTCACTGGAGAGCCCATGGGGGCAAGCTCGCGCGCACGCGCGGCGGCCGGCTTGCCTGCCGAGTCCTCGGGGGTGTTGATGCCGTAGACGCGGAAACATAGGTCATGCTCAAAACGGACTGTGAGGCGGGCGCGGAATCCGAAATCCATCCGTTCTTCCCGCCAGACGGTCAGCCACACCGTGTCACCGTCTACCCAGCGCATGACGGTGCCCTGGTATTCGTAGGTCACTTGGCGATCCCCAGCATGTTCTGGTAGCCAGTGATAGCCACAACTTGAGCGTCCGGCTTATCCTCCTCGGGGAGATCAAGCTCAACCCTGAGGATCTGACGACGGCTACCCTCGGTCATGCCAAGCTTGCTCATCATGGCCTCGATGTTCGCGCCGTCCATGGCACGCGGCTGTTGATACCAGCGCGTGAGGTAGTCGCAGAGGATTCGGGCATATGCCCAGTCGGAATCCTGGTAGTAGTCCGCCTGACCGGAAGTCTTGAGGGAGCGGTACAGCTCCTTGGCACGCTTGTGCCAATCCTTATCAGCGGGCGGTATCTTTACCGGCCGGAGCTCGCCATGCCGTGCAACGCCCGACTTGGGGTCTCCCCTGTGGGTTCTTTCAGCTTCTCGCTTGGGTGGTGGCCCTGGCATGATGCCTCCTTTCAGAAGCCTTTGTTGATGGGTGGTGGTTTTCGCTTGGCCTCAGGAATGAGGCCGGGGTGCGTTTCGGGAGCGCGGAAAAGGATCGAGTTGAGTGCACGCTTGGCGTCTACGCCCTCTCGGGCGGATTTGCGGGCATGATGCCACGCGCAAATGCCGCGCAAGTTGGCAAGGGAATGGTCGTCCCCGGCGATAACGTGATCTACTTCGGTTGCCTTATCGCGGCACCGCTTACCGTCCTTTTTCAGGACTTCGCACCTACCACCGCACCTCTCAAGTACGGCTTGACGGAGGATCGGCCAGTTGGAGGGCAACCGCGATTTGCGATCACTGGTTGCCCATGCCATCTACTTGGTGCCGTAATGGGCGATGATGTCTTTCACGGCGTCGGGCTGGAACCCTGCGAACTCCAGACCGTAGGCAGTAAAGACGACAGGAGCGGATGTGAGGCCGCGTGCCTTGAAGTCCTCGACAGTCTCGGGGTGCTCAAGCAGGTTCTTTTCTTCGAACTCGACGCCTGCCTTCGTGAGCTGACGCTTCACGGCGTCACACTGCGGGCAGGGCTTCTTTGACCAAACGGTTACATCAGACATGGGGGTGCCTCCTAGGGCGGTGTGCGCCCTGGGGGCGGTGCTTTGGTTAGGACTGACGGGCGAGAACGGCGGCAACGTCGGGGGCCACGTAGTCAGGCCCCTTCTTGATCTTGCCCATGCCGTTTGCCTCTTTGGTCATGTTGGCTCGCATCTGCTCTGCAAGCACAAGGTCAAGGTCAATGCCCATGCGGAGGGCGTTGCCGTAGGCGGTGATCACGATGTCACCGAGTGCGTCAGCGGCCTCAACGAGGTTGGGGGCGTAGTCGCCGCCGCAACACTTGGGGCCAAGGCCGCAGATGCCGTCAGGCCAGAGTGCGTCCGCCAGCTCCCCCAGCTCCTCCTCGATGAAGCTGTAAGCCTGTGTGGCTTCTTCACTGGAGAGTGCCTGTGGGGTGTCGCGCACGGGGTGCCCGTACTTCTTGTGAAATTCTGCAACGGCCTGCTGAATGGGGTATGCCAAGGTCTCGTGCCTCTCATTGGCTTAAGATGGGGGAATGAAAAAGTTGGAAGTCGCGCGCGTGGTTTGGAAGTCCATCAAACCGGCGCTACAGACGCCGCCGAACGACAGGGCGAATCGGTTCGCCATGGCCTGTTACGGCACGTTGGTTGTCATGGTGTTTTTGATGATCGTCATGCAACTGCTAATGCCGGGGGCATTGGCCTGGCTGTGGATCGGCATCAACGTTCCAATGCTGGGTCTCTACACAACGTGGTTTGTATGGAGCGTTGAGGGGTACTTCTACCGCTGTGACATTCGGAAACAGGAGGCAACGCGCCGCCAGTTTGACGAGATCGTGCGTAACGCATGATCGTCCAAACCGAAACGGCCGTGTACGTTATCAACGAGGCCGAGGGCGTGCTGACGCGCTACCCGCGTGAGAACTATGTCGGTCAGAATGCCCACGATGTGGCGCACTTGCGCCGGGATCATCAGATAATCCCTTACCGGCTTCACCCCCACTTCCCTCTCAGGGTGGGTGAGCCGGCCGTGTTCATACTGAACATCCGTAACGATGGTGTTGAGACAGTCCGCACCACAACCCCCGTCGTATCTATCGACGGCATGGATGAAGTGGTACGCTGACCGCTCAACTAAATACTGTTTCCCAGTTATCTCAACAAGGCCCCCACCGAATGGTGGGGGCCTTTGTTGTGCTCCAGGTACTTGAGCCGGCCAAGTCTTTTACTACCTGTCTCTCAAGGCAGTACAGAGGTACTTGCAACCGGCCGCGTCCAATGAGCGGTTGTGCCCACTCCCCCACGTTCGCCGCGCGACACTGAGGCCGGGGAACGTGTGAGGAATGGAGGAGTGCCGCTTACAGGATTCGAACCTGTGACTTTCCGCTTACAAGGCGGACGCTCTGGCCAACTGAGCTAAAGGGGCATTGGCCGTGAATGGCACCTTGCGGCGCATCATCCACTCACAGCCGGTTTTCGCATGAGGCGGTGCTTCAGGCCGCCAAGTGCAAGGTTCCTATACTGAGTGCTTCGAACTCATGGGTCTGGCCCCCCCGCGTACAACAAGATGTGTTAGTGAAATGATTTGAATGGTTTAGAAGAAAATAAATCAAGGGCCAGAGCGGGAAAGGCGAGAATCGAACTCGCGGCACGGGGCTATGGCTATTCCCCTGGCATCCAACATGCCAGCCTTCCCTGCCACCGCTTTGAGCTAGTGGCTAGTGCCTTGTAAGACGCAAGGACTTGTTTGTGTATCCACCGGAAGGAATCACGTGGGCCGGGCAGGAATCGAACCTGCCGTGCAAGAGCAACTGGTTTACAGCCAGCTTGGAGCACCAGCCCCGTCCTGCCCAAGGTGGCCGGTGCTTCCAGACACCGGCCGATCCACGGCGAGCCGTGAACAACAACGCTTGACCCCCTTGAGTGGTCACTCGCAGATGAGTTGCGCAGTGAGCGCTACCTCAAGGGGGAAGTAATGAAACCCCGCCCCTTGACGCATCGTCGCGTCAGAGGGGGCAGGGGTAATAATGCCCCTCGGGTCTCAGAACCAGCATCAATGACCTTGTGAGAGGAGGGTGATCATCGACGTCTTACGGGAGTCAACCGAGGGGAGTAGAAGCGAGGCCTGCGGGCCTCGCGTGATTCTTCTACCTATCCAGAAATCTTCTTTGTGCAACGAGCCGTTGCACTTTCTCTGTAACGGGCGGGAGCCCGTTACCAGTAAGGGAGCGTAGCCTCAGCGAAGCTCCCTTTGGGGGGAGCTTTACCGGGAGGAACTTCGTTCCTCAAGGGGCTCTCACCCCCCTTCCCCCCTCTCTCACCTAAGAAATAGCGTCGGGAGTCCGGAAAGCCGACACCCTATTTGTGTGATCGTGGTCACACCTTCTACTCACGAGCCCATAGCTCTTGCCACCACGTTTTCTTGACCGGGGGAGTGGCCGGCCGATCCTCGGCCGGGGCAGGCCGCGCGGCCTTTGGGGCCTCCAGCATGGCCATGGCCTTTTGGAGATCCTGTACCCGCCCCTGGCTCTCGGCCAGCGTCCTCTCCAGCCCCTCGACGCGGGCGCGCTCAGCGGCCAGCGCCAGTTCCGCCTCGCGGAGGCGGTTCTCGGTCTCCCGATCAGGCTCAGCCGGGGGAGTGAGCGTGACCAAGTGGCCGGTCTCCTCAAGGTGAACGCGCTCTGAGCTGACCGGCCTAAGGCCGACCGCGAGCAAGTTAGTGAGCGGGATGCACCACTCGCCCTCAGGGTTGCGGAAGGCGTCGGGGAACTTGCCGGTTTCCCTGCGGCGGCGGATCGTGGAGCGGGAGACGCCGGTGAGCTTGGCGGCCTCTGAGATTGTGAACGATGGACGCTGAGCTTGGTCATTGATCATGCCCAAATGATACGTGGACGCGCTCACTGAGCACCATGCTCAGAGCCTGCTCAGAAAACTTTTCCACAATTTTGTCCACATTTTCGATCCACTTTTACACAGGTAAATGCGACTTATCCACAT